CACCTCCCTCTGCCTCGTTTGGCTTGTGGGAAGAGGCGTCATCGAGCACTCGCCAACCCATCGACTGCATCGACTCCGCCTCTTCAGGGTGGACATCGGCCGTGGTGGGCCCGCCCGGATGGGCAGGCTCCTCACGGTACATTCTGATCATCTGAATCGCCATACTCCCCCTCTACTGCGCTTAGCCGATCAGCGTTGCGATGTGCGCCGACTTGACCGCCTTGACGCCCCACGCCATTCCGACCTCATACGAGATCTGACGATACTGACGGTAGAGCGCAACCTGGAAGGTCAGGTTCGAGATCGGATCGGTGATCTCCGTCACATCGTCCGCACCATCGCCACCGGCCGGCATTGCCGGAGCGCGAGTGATCAGGTGCAGCGCGTTGCGATGGAAGGCGACGTTCGGCGTGTAGCTGTTACCGACTGCCACCGTATCGTTGTCGACCCACGCGACGCGGTTACCCGGAGCGTTGATCACGACCACGCCACCAGTCAGCGCCGTGCCGACGACGTACTTGTTGGCGTCACGTCCTGACTGCGAGTTTGTCAGGATGTCACCGGCGAGGATCGTTCCGCTTCCGGTATCGACCGCGAACGAGGTTGAGCCGACGGCGTATCCCGCGCCCAGGTTAAGCTGGTAGCTGGCGCCGCTGCCCTTCGTGTGAGTGGTCACGCCGGCCGAGTTGTGGAGGTTGAGCCCCATCACCTCGCCGATCATACCCATCCGCAGGAACTCCGCAGTACCGGCCTCATTGACCTTGAAGAGGACCGACTGCTTGCCACGAAGATTGGCCATCGCGGCACCGCCAAGAACCAGATGAAGATCGGTCTGCGGTGAGCCGTTGTCGTCGAGGATCTGACGAACACCAGCAAAGTCTGACAGATCACCAGCCGTGCCGAAAGGAGTAGTGCCAGCCGTACCATAAGCACGCGACGCGCCCTTATAGGCAGCCGACCAGAGATCAGACTCAATCTCGTTAATCAATGTCCGCATCGCCTGAGTGAACTGATCGCGGAGGACGTTGGCCAGCTGCGGACGATCGCCGTTAGTCAGACTGGTCTGCTCCTCGCCGGTCCAGTTAAACGACACCTTACGCGACTTGCTGATCGTCATCGAGCCAGAGCCGATAGTGATGTCGGTTCCAGATGAAGGGGTGGCAGCCGGAGTGATATCAGCCGCAGTCATCGACGGGACGACCGGATAGGTGATGGTCTGATTGAGGCCAGCGCGCTCCGCAGTGGAATTGCGGAAAGTCGCCGGTATAAATCCAGTGAGCTCACGGGAAACGGTATCCGCCGCCTCGTAGATCACCGGCAAGATGGAGCTAAGTGTATTTGCCATTCAGTTCTCCTGATCTTACTGATCTGTGATTGACCCGCCTCCTCTGATGAACTCCATACGCTGCGCGGGTGAGAGTGCATCAAAGGACTTGCGGCTCATTGCTTTGGCGTTGCCGCCCGCTTTGTTGCCGTTTGACGCTCCGGAACCTCCCGTTCCTGACGCCTCGAACGCTCGCCCGAAAATCGGATCATTGCGCATCTCCTCGATCAGATTCCTGATCGTAAAGGGAGTGCCTTCGACATCGGCGATCCGTGGCTGGCCCTGAGCGTCAAGAACCCGCACCGTGTAATCGCCGTCTTCCTCAAAAATCTTTACCCGCTGCATAACGTGCGGGAGTAGCAGAGCCGGTGTACCCTTGAGCTCGGATATCGCCGATGTGGCTTGAGCTTCAATCAGGGACCGCTCGAGCGCGTTCTGCATCATCGCCAGTTTGGCGTCGCGCTCCGATATCTCCGCGTCATACTGGCCCTTGTACTTCGACAAGTCGGCTTGCAGTTGCTTCTTGAGCTGATCTTCGCGGGTTGCCCAATCGCCAGCCTTTTGCAGCTGCCTGGCCTCGATCTCTTCACGTTCCGCTATCAGCTTCTGATACTGTTCGACGTCCACGCCCTCAAAGCCTTTGAGCCGCTTTTCGGCATCCGCCTTTTGCTTGCGCTCCGTCTCCAGTGCCTTCTTTAGTCCGCCGACTTCGTGAGCGAGTTCAGCCTGGAATACAAACTTCCCGTCCTGCTCCAGCAATGAACTGCGCAACCATTCCGGCGCATCGTCTCTACTGTCAAATACCTGTTCGATTGGTGGCATCATCCCTCCCGGATGGTGAGAGCGGCATCCCGCCGCGTGTGGTGATTACCCTGCCACAATTGGCAGGAAAACTTTTTGCGCTACCCAGCCTGACCGCGGTTGAAGGCGTCAATCAGCTGGCCGCCGATGTTGGCCGTATCAGCCTCGATGTTGAGCTTTTCCTGCTCTGCGTCGAAGTCCTCTGGCAGCTTGCCGGCAGCTTGGAAGACGGAGTAAATCGTATCAAGCGAGAAGACCTTGTTTGCGCCCTCGATCCAGACGCGCATCTCTTCCGGCGTCAGCGTCAGGTCGGTCATTGTCGACCCGAGTGATACGCTGCCAGCCTCGAGCCCTTCATATGCCGCCGTGTACTGCAACGCCAGTTCAAGCGCGTCTTGCAATGACCGCGCGGCCGTCGCCAAGTCGGATTCCTCCTTGACGGTATTCAGCATATTTTCGGTGGCCGTTGCCGGCGCTGGCTTATTGCCAGCAAGCAAGGACAAGCCAAGCACGGACATCTGCTTCTCGAGGTGGTCAATATCAGCCTTGGCCGCGCCAAGAGCCGCGCCTGTCGTCTCAGCGAAGTCGACGATACCGTTCTGAGAATCCACGTCAAAGAAGGTATACGGACCAATGGCCTCAACTTTGCGATTGACGTCGCGTCCGCGGAACCACAAGATCGGCCGGCTGGCTATGTGCAAATAGGTCGAGAGATCAGAATACTTCTGGTAATGCGCCAGATTGATTAGCGCGAGATCCAGCAGTGGCGGCTTGCTGGTCATTGCGCCAGTCTTGCGCGAGTAGCAGACCGAGACGGGGATATATGGCAGGCCGGTTGTTCCTTCAGCCTCGAGGACGTATATGGTATTCCGGGCCGCGTCCTTTTCTTCACGGAAGAGCTGCCAGCTCCCAGGGCGAAGGACGCGATAACGCTCGACCTCCTCTTGCCCGTACTCACCATCCGCTTCGTATGATTCCTCTTCCAGTACGAGCAGCGTCAGAACCTGCTGCCCGTTGATATTCTCGTGACGCCAATTGACGATCTGAGGCGCCTCATACATCACCCAGTACGGCCGGCGATTCAAGGCGCGTTCATCGGCGAGCGTTGCGCCAGCAGGAAGCGCAGGCGGCATATCGACATAAATGAGTGAATGCCCGTACTTGCAAGCTGACGTAAACAGCTCCTTCGAGAAGACCGCGCCGTGTGTGCCAGCATTGTCGATGTTCTCCCACAGCTCTATGAGACGATCCGGATTATCACTTGCAAGGGTCGGATCCTTACGGAAGACCAATCCCACAAGCCCGTGCAAGGTTCGCTCAAAGGCATTGAAGAAGATCGCCCGGCGCAGGCGGATGGCAAAGTCGCGCTGATCCTCGGCCGGTTCCAGCGGGAGCCACTTTGCACCGCCATCACGTAGCGTCAGCGTGCCTTCAGCCACGGCCTCGACGATGTCCCAATTGCGCTCCATCGAGTCGTGCTCTTCGCGGTGGTAATTTGGCTTGTTCGGATCTTTCTCGTTCACGATGTCAGGGTATGCCATAAGCACAGAAATTATTTTTTACACAGCCTGTTTTCTTGTAACTGTGCATCGATCGAATAGACCAGCCTTCCAATGGCTTCACAGAATCTCTCCTCATCATCATTTGCGGCGGCTGGGTCAGACGGGTTGTGAACGTCAAGACTTTGCCGGCGCGCCCATTCCAGGACTGCGTGAGTAGCCTCGTGGCTGATTGTGCCTTGGTCGAGATCTTGTTGGTTGAGGTGAATCTCGCCGATATGCACCGGCCGGCGTCGGCGCGGCCACAGGCAGCAGGCAATCACTTGCCGGATGTCCTGCCCCGTGTCGGATGTCGCGAGATACTGGCGTAACGCCTTTCTGGACTCCCAGACGTGGACGGAGTAGTACTGCCGACCGTCCTCGGGATGGACACGGAAGGCGCAGATCATCCCCGCTGGCAAGATCCGCCGTCGCGTCACGCTTCGCCTCCCATTCGCACGACCGCCTTCGATCCGGCGCTGGCCGAATAATCCTCATCATCGGATGCAACGTGAATCGGCGCTTGTATGGTCACACCGTGCTTAGCGTCGGTAATCCAGAATGCTTGACGTGGCGGCTCGTAGTGGAAGTTTGAGATGTACGCATATTCGTCATAACCCTTGAGGCTACCATTGACAATCAGGTTGCGAAGGAAGGACAGCTGATGCCAGTGCCCCATAATCATATAGTCGTATGGCCGGCTGACGGCCTGTTCGCGCTGGCGCTTTCTGGCGTCGCCAATCATCAGCGGCGAGAGCAGGCCGGCAATGCCGGATCCGCCGCGAAACTGATCGCCGTGAGTCAGAAGATACCGGGTCGAGTAGATGACGTATGGCTGATCGGCGGCCTCGCTGATTGCAAAGGTGATGCCCTTCTCAGCCGATAGCAGTTTGGCAAGCAGGTGGTAGAAGAAGTAATCGAAGTTGTCCTGAGCGCGATTCTTGGCGTGTGGTTTGCGCTGGCGTCGACCGTGATTGCCGACCACGCACGGCAGAAAGACGCGCCCGAATACATCCCGCAGATGTCGGATGCCGGATGCCATCGGCTCTGCCCAGTACAGCAGGGATTCGAAGATGGTAGCAGCATTGCTCTCGACCAGCTCCTCGTGAATGATGCCCGAGAAGATATCCCCGCCCAGGGGCAGGACCATTCCTTCATACGTCAGCCCGTGCAGATAATCGCGTGACAGCTCGACAACGTTGTTGAAGAAGTTCTGCAACCGCTTCTCCGCGATCTCCCGGTTGTAGGCGTTGACGTAGTTGACCTGAGCCGGATAAACCACTTCGTCGAGATGCAGGTCGGAGAGGATCGCCGTCGGAATGGCGGATTTCTCACCACGGCGTGGGGATTTTGTCAGCCAGCGCGGGACGTCCATCTGAGCACCGCGCACCATACGTGCGAACTCTTCGCCTTGGCGGAGCCGGTCGCGCTCCTGCAAGAGCATATCCCGCTCTTTACGGATCGCGGCTGTCTGCCGGCGCATTGTCGTTGTCGTAGCCGTTGCGGTTGGATCGTCACTGTCAGTGGCGGCGCGAATGACGGCGGCGGACGGCGCGTCATACTCTGGCAGGCCGGCGATGTGCCGCAGCTGACCAGCCTGCCATTTGCGGACGTATTTGTTGATCGCGCCATATCCGACCGTCGTACTTTCGCAGGTGTGCGTGATGTTGCGATTGTTGGCGAGATACGCTTCGATTACTGCCTTGATCTGATCGTCAGAAAGCGGACGAGCTCCCATAGTCACCTCCTGACAGAAAATATATCAAAAAAAAATCGAAAAAAATGTCATGAGGGTATTGACTAAAAGCAGGGCTTTTGGTATACTGTATTCACGATGGGGGAGGAAGTAACGAGCCCCCGGATCTTTGAACAACACAACAGGAGAAAACAATGAAAAAGCACAACGTCAACTATTCCATTCTCACTCAGCTTCGCTCCCTGCGCCGCAACAAGCTGGCAGCCTTCATAGGCATACTGGTAGGCGCAACGATCCCGGTGATCATCTACCGGATAGCTCACCACCACGTGAGCGCGGAGCCGGCGCTCTGGATGATAGTGGCAGGCGGGTTGGTCTTCTCTGGCACATCGGTTTACTCGTGGGGCCTGAAGCTCTTCGGTAGCTGGTACAAGGCAGGCGGGTTTACGGTACTGCTGGAGCTGACCACGGTGTTCATTCACGGTTGGGAAAGCTACGTTGCACTAGGCGTGCTGATCTCAATCAATGCCGTGAATATGGCGCACGCGCTGGTTGTCGGTAACAGGATGACCAAGCGTAAATGACAACAAGGGCCCGGGAAACCGGGCCCATACTTTTGGAGGAAACATGGACATACTCAATGAAGCAGCTTTTGTGACGGGATACCTGGACGCAGCCGCTGAGCGCGGCCCTGCCCCGGCATCGCTCTACCCTGAGACGGCCGCACGCATTCGCGTTGTGGTCGCCCGGCTGGTCGAGTTGGAGACGGCCGACCGCGCACGGCGTGAGCGGCTGCGGCAGAACGCATCTAAGGGCGGCCGGGTAGGTGGCCTGAAGGGCGGAGCGGCTAAGTCGGAGCGGAAGCGTGCGGCCAGCAGGGACAATCTGGCAAAAGGACGCGCTGTACGATCAGCGCGAATTGCCACTGGACAAGATCCGGAATCGGCGATATAGTAGCTCCAACGTGCTTTTTATTGTTGTCTTGTGTGTGTTCTGACTCCTATTGGGACGGTGCTGGTGGCCGTCCCGATTTGTTCCCCATTTCGCGTCCCAGCCTTCCTCAGCCTTACCGCACTTTCTACCGTAACAGCTTACCCTGAAGGGACTGGCTAGCCAGCGTCAGCTCGTTGAAGGCGTCCGCCGTCGCATCGACCTGATCGTCGTTCTTGCCTTGCGGGAATTGGCGCAGCT